AACAAAACGAGTTTGTCTTTCTTTTGCTTCTAATACGTCTAATGTGACGTCTCTTTCTAAATCATTTGATGTGTCTGTTCCCGTTTCGGGTGTTGTTGCGCCAGTATAAGCCATGATTTGTCCTTTGCTCTTTCGAGACTTTGTAATTTGTTGATTAGTTAGTTAAACCAAGTCACAAAATCAAAGGACAAAACCCTCCACCATTTGGCGGTTCAGGAGTTATTTTTAGAAGATGTTTTAATGTTAGGTTATTAATCTAACATAATCGATACGAAAAGTATACCATACTTTTCTAATTTCTCCAAATATTATCAGGAGTAGCAGCTAGTCGTTGTCTAAATTTAGTCTTATCTGCTGACGTTGCACGATTACTATCGGCATATCTTTTATCTTTAAGAAGCTCACCTTTGTTCTCATAAGGCTTAATACTGTTGGTTGGAACTTGATTACCACGTATTCTATCTTGTGGTGTCTCATCAGCAGCTGCCCCAATAGACTTCTCGTACATTACTTGAAGACCTACCATCAATGCTTCACTATTATTAGGATCTTGAATACTATGATTAAATTGCACCTTCTGTTCATCTGTCATATTTTCAGCATGATGACTCATTATAATCTCATAGTTCTCTTGACCACCAACATAACTAGCATTTTTATCAAGGGCTTCTTTAAACTCATATGCACCAAGTTTAATATCTTGGTCAGTAAGACCTACTTCTTTTAAAGCTTCTTCCATTTCAGGAGTAACAACCATACCATTTTTAAGAAAGTCAGGAAGAATATCTTTAATGGTGTTGGTTTTTAACTGTGATGTTTGAGCGTCTTTAGATAATTGCTCTAACTCAGCGTCACTTTTCTTACCATCGTCAGCAACCTGTCTATTAAGAGCAGAATGTTTATCTTCAATAGTCTTGATATAATCAGCCATTTGTTGTGGGTTATCCCACTTACCTTGAAACCTACCATCTGTTAAGTCTTCAGGTTTTACTTCAAAACCTGTTCCAGCTTCAGGTTGTTCACTTGGTAGTCCTGATACTTGTTCACTACCAGTTGGTAAATCTCCACCAGCGCCATCGTTCTCACCCATTAATACATGTTTAAATTTCATAATATATCCTCCTCTCAAATCAACCGTTAGAAACGGAAGAAGTCTTGTTTAAAGTTAACCGTTGGTGCGCGGTCTCTTAATTCAGCTTTAGCCAACTCATGTACAAGTGTAACCAGTTGAAAGTTATTCATCTGCCATTTTTCTTTTAACATATTTGGTGTCCAACCTGAACTGATGTACGCACGTAACATCTCTTTAGTTGCTGGTACAAGTTTACCTACCTTACCACCATCCCTAGTACGACCATTCGCTTTCGAGTAATCACCATATTGTTCAGCAGTAAATGTTTTGATGTGACCTTCACCATCCTCATCAACCAATTCTGCCACAACAGTTTTATCTTTAGTTGTTGGCTTTGGTGCTGGTGGCACATTTAATTCTTTCCCATTAGACTCACCTTCACCATCACCATCACCATCACCATCATCCTCAGGTGTGTTATCTTTGATGATTTTACTCACAGCTTGATAAGTTAATGGTTCTTCCTCTGTACTAAGTTTTTTAGCAATCTCTTTGTTCGTAAACAACTCAGCTTTGAGTTGCATTATTTTTTCTACGTTTGGCATATTAGCCTCCTTAAATATGAGTCATAGACTCTATAGTGCTATCAGTTACATGCAGCCTGATAGCACTAAGAATTTACTTCTTTTTCGCTCTACGCGCTTTCTCTTTTTTATTCTCAGGTAAATCGATAGCCTTAATTACTTTAGTAGCCATTATTGTTGCCCTCCCGCTTGTGGTTGACCACCAGCACCTTCACCTAGCGTTTTAGCACCAGCTTCAGCAAATGTATTCTCAGCAGCTTGCGCTCTAGCTGCTTCTTGTTCGGTTTTAACCTCTTGAGATGTCTTCAATAGACCAACAGTATTGATACCATCAAATGCTGCATATCTTTGAAGAACCTCATTCTCTTTAACCCAATGATTAAGTTGCAGTTGTGTAACTCTTTGCATGAAGTTATCTTGTTTTTGAGCTTCTTGTGAACGACCAAGTGCGTCAAGTCCCGTAAGAACATCAACATCTACAGCGTCAAAACTAATTTTCAACTCATCCATAACTTTAATAACAATCCATTTTGACCATTTCAAAGCCATCTTAGAATAGACACCAGCAAGAGTTGAAGCTTCTAACTGTTGAGCCATAACTCTAATCTCTTCTGCTGTAACTCTCTCAGCGTCTCTTTGAACTGAACCTGTATCTAAGAAATTAGCTTGTACTTCTTTTTTAAGAGTAGCCTCTCTATCATTAGATACTTGATAATCAAAGTTCTTTTGTAATTGAAATGCTGTAATGTCATCTGATGAACCATCAATGACAGCACCATTAGCAGCTTTAGTCAAGTCAGCTTTACGAGTACGACCACCTCTTTGATTAACCAATACTACAGTTTTAGCCGCAATAACCGCACCTTCTGTATTAAGTTTACCAAGTTTATCTATTTGTAACATATCAGGATAGTAGTCTTCAGCAAATGGTCTATGGTACGCGTCCCCTTGTACCCAGTTCCAACCAAAATATCTAAATGGTAGATCATTATAATCTTTATATACCTTCTCTCTACCAACAACTTCACCATCAATATCTTGTTTCATTATCCACTTGTTAGAATTTTCATCAAAAGCAAGTAACGTATAAAGCTCATATTCATCTTTAGTCTCCTTGGGAGTAACACCGTCAGGTAATATACTAAGTTTCTCAACTACACACATTGCTAGAGGCTCACCTCTTGAGTCTAGTTTAACAACAAAACTCTTCAATGGGAATATGATTATCCCATCTCTCTTCTTCTTCTCAACAATAACTGATCCAACAACTATCTGTTGAAGCAACATGTCAAATAGTGATGAACGAATTTGTTGGTTCTCTATCTCAGAACTAATAGCGTCAGTATTAAGACTTAGTTGTTGACGAATACGCTCAATAGCTGCCTCGTTACCTTGAAATAGTTGAACCATTGCTAGTGCGTCAGGCTTAAGACGGAAGCTTGATGTGGCTGGTGGAAGTAACGCCATACCCATTTTAGACTTTAGATTATTAATCTGTCTACCATTAAAAGATTGTGCTGCTGATTTCATCATACCAGTATTACCAGTGTCACCATCTTCTCTAATCACATAGGGTAATGAAATCTTAGCTATTGCTTTAGCTCTATTTTCATACGGTTTACGGTCACTAAGACCAGCATTAAAAAACTCACTTGGTACTGTTGTGGTTATATTAATCATAGTTTATCCTCCTCATCTTTTTTAGGATAACCCTTCTCATATAAATCTTTGATTTGGTCAAGAAGTTCTAGTTGACCAATTAACATCATGCGATCATCATGTTCCATTAACAGATCATCACGTTTTAAAGTATACTGTTCTTCTAAGTATTGTATTAATTCTTCCATAATTTACACCGTAAATCCTAAGCCTGAACGACCTGTTGACGAAGCACCTAACGCACTTGTTTTTGGAACTAAGAAGTCTTGCGTTGACCCAATAATTGTTTCATCACCTGTACCAAATTGAATCTCTTTAACTGCTTCACCCTCAGGTCTAGTCTCTCGTGCAATACGGTCAGCTTCCGCCTTTGCCTCAGCCGCAACCTGTTCCCTACGCTTACGGTCTTCTTCAGCAAGGTCTTTTTGTTGTTCACTAGCGTACACTCCTGATCCAACACTTATTAATGCTCCAGCGATTAACGCTGTTGATGTAGCAACTGCCATTAGTTATCCTTTTTATTAAATGAAATGTAAGACACGTCGTTATTGCGTGATATTAAATGGACATTATATCTTTTGAATCTCTCAAGCAAATAGTCACTGTTCCCATTGAACATGGTATAAATAGGCTCACCTGACTTTATAAGTTTGATTATCTTCTTGAGTACCCACATATCAGCTTTGTCTTTTGTACCCGCCAATAAGACCCAAGCCTTAAACTCGTCTGACCATATTGGACAATAAAAACTATCACCATTAACCTCAACATTATTCTCAATTAATTCATCAAGAACTAAGTTAATGTCTTCACCAACTGAGTAAGTGTTTTTATAGTATTCCAATATATCAACAAGTTTTGCTATAATATTTTTATCCATACGAAAGTATATCATAAAAGGATAGCGAATGACTAATAATGAAATTAGAGATATTGACCATATGGGTTATCTTGTACCATTCAATGATGAACTTAATCTACCTTATCGTGCACCAAAGAAATTAAAAGAGATGATAACTTATATTTTTAGCCATCCAAATCTCCCAAAATCTCATAGACAACTATTCACAGACGTATCTCAGATAGGTAGTCGTAGTCTAGTCAACGATATGACAGTTAGAGCCATTGCTATGTGTCGATATTTTGTAGAAAACCCTCAACAGTTTGGTGGGTCAATGGAGAACATCCAGTTCCAAGTATTGCGTAGAATGTGGACACAGATTTTTAACCACATGCACAAGCAAGAACGTTACCCTACCGCTGAGATTGAGAACGGTAAATGGAAGTATCTTGGAGTAAAATATAAAATGCTGTCTATTGAGAATGGTTTTTGGGATGAGTTGCTTCGAGTAGTGAAAGAAAATGACTATAAACAGACTAACGATAACATGGTTAAAGTGCGTGAAGAGCTGGGTCTACGTGAACGCAAGAATGATAAGCAACATAACCCCGCTTCGTTGTATGAAGGGTCTACACATTTTGAATATTTATGTTCGTTGGATTAAATCTATTGGCTGGTCTTAAATGGTGTTTTCTTTTTTTGGGTTTAACGTAAGGTATTGACTCAATATATGTACAAGTATCTTTATCTAAAGCAACTCTATACTCAATGTCACCGTAAACGTACCATGCTGTAGTCTTCATAGTTAACTCCTCAAAGGCACAGTCGAAACTGTGCTAGTTCAGTCTTTCCTGAAAGTCAACTTTATAATTTATAACTTTGAACCTTTCTCGAGGATGTTCAGCTCTTTATATTTAATTATACGCTTTAATACCTTAAGCTTTGATTAGTGGGCTGAACTTCCTTGTGCGATTTAAGTTTGGATTAATAGTCTTGAATTTGCTAGGGAAATATTTAAGCGTAGTTTAATAGTCTTGAATTTGCTAGGGAAATACATTTAGGGGTATCCCCCCATACCTTGTTTTGATATTTCCCCCATAGCCCTTCAGATACAACGCAACATCGCCTAACAAACTGATAGTTATTCACATGTTATTCACATCAACCTATAGTTATTCACATGTAGGGTTAGTTTTATGTGAATAAGTCAGAGTTATTCGAGAGGATACGAGCGTAGCGAGTAGACTTATTCACATGTTATTCACATCATGCAACACCACTCAAAGCACGTGTTTATGGGTACTCACAAGCTTTGAGCCACTCTAACACTCACACATGATGATAACTTATTCACATAAATCTAAACTGAATGTGAATAACTATCACTCAACACGTGAACAGTTACACCGCCCAACACTCAACACGTGAACAGCTACGCTATAAAAAATAAAAGAATAATAAATATAATGCAACTCATTTTTATTCTTATAACTATCACTCAACACATG